AAGAGGCTGAAAAGGAAGCAGAAAAACCGCCGTTATTTAAGAAATTATTTGATGGCGAGTCTGTTGAGCAACAGGCATTAAATAGTGTTATTGCAAAGAAAAAGGTAGAAGAACAAGAAAAACAAATACGAGAGCTAGTTACATGGGCTTATGGAGTAGAAACGTATAAAGAAATGATGCAGATGCGTCGAGAAATACGGGCTAAACGTGAGCGGATAATTTACAAGCAACGGAGAAGGCAGCGAAGAATGTTAGATGTTTCAGCAATTATTCTTGCTTTGATGTTTTCTGGGGCAATTGTTTATGCAACGGTATCGATCATAAGGAGTGCGGGATGAAGAACATATTGGCGTTTGCGGCTGTTATGACAACGATGTTTGTTTCGGCAGATACAGTGATTTTGTATGACGATGGCAGCCAGTATACGGTTGAAGATAACGAGCATATTTTTATCAGCAACTACCAAAAACTATATTACCAACAACGATATAGCAGAGGTGATGTGTTGTTTCACCTAACACTGCCAAATACAAAACGTGATGTTGACTATGTTGAAAACCCAAACCCAGTGGGCAGTCACGAGTGGTGTGAGTCTCACGACCTTCATGCAAATGGCTACACCTTTGAAGATCAGGCTTGGTATAAGTCATGCGATTCTAATAACGATGGTGTTTACGACCTTTGTGATTGGTATGAGCCGACAGGCATTTCGACATTCGATGAGATTGAGTGGCAAGACAAGTGCAATGATGGCAATCCCTGGGATGGCTCATAGGTTGGTATGCAGATAATGGCAGATGAAGGCTTGAAACAGGTAGCAGATACCGTATCAGTTGCAACAGGTGTTGGCGCATTGGCTGGTGTGTTGCCTGCTATTAGTGCGTTGTTGACGATTGTTTGGATGTCTATCCGTATTTGGGAGACAGACACCGTACAGCGATTATGCAAGCGAGGTAAACCGTAATGTTGCAAGCATTAATAGGGCCGATAGCTAACCTTGCATCTGGCTACCTAAGCAATAAGCACGAGCAAGCTCAGGCTAAACATCAAGCTAAATTACAGGTGATACAGAATGATGCTGACTGGGAATCGAAGATGGCGGCGGCATCAGCGAATAGCTGGAAGGATGAGTTTTGGACTATTGTTCTCGCAGTGCCACTCTTTTGTTTGGGTTACAGCGTTGTTGTTGATGACCCCGCTATTCTTGATCGCGTTTCTGACAGTTTTTCTGCTTTGGATACTTTGCCAGATTGGTATCAGTATCTATTGTTTTTGGCAGTATCTGCGTCATTTGGAATCCGTGGTGCTGACAAGCTGATGAAGCTCAAGGGAGGTAAATAACCTATGCGTGAGCTTGGTGATACACAGCTGCCTGCTACTGGACCTGTATTGACTAACCCCAGAAACCCTAGAAATACAGGATTGTTTCAGGGTTATGGTGGCAATCAAAATATTTTAGAACGCGAGGGCGCTGATCCGTCAGATTTGAAAGCTGCTATGGCGGCATCTGATATGCCAAGTGGTCAGGATATGGTGGATGAGGCCACCCCTGAGAATATTTCAGAGTTGATTGATTTATTAAAAGCTCTTGGTGTTATAGCCCCAGAATTTGATCCTAATAGTTTAGGTGGCGCTGGACAGACACCTTCTCTTGAAGAAATGTATGCCCGACTTTTGGACATGTATAACAATGCTGTTGGTGTTCAATATGGAGATCCTGGAGGCGCAGGCACCGGAAGCGATGATAGCGGAACAGGCACAGGCCCATTAACAGACGATGATGGAAATCTTCTTGTAGATGGTGATGGTAACTTAATATTTGGTCCGATTATTCCTGGTGTAACTGTTCCTAACTTTCCTTTGCCGCCTAGTAATCAAAATAACGAAGGTGATGATGACGCTGGTGGTGGCGGCGGATCAGGAGGAGAAGAAGGCGGTGAAGCCGGTGCTAGTGATGACGGTGGTGGTGATGCCGGTGGTAGCGACTCTGGTGGTGACGCTGGTGGTGAAGGAGGAGGAGGAGAAGGCTCACAGCAATTTTATGAGGTTGATGAAGACGGCAATGTCTTTATTGTAGATTACGAAGATGAAGACGGATTTTTTGATGAAAATGGCTTTTGGCAGGGCGATTTTAAAAGAATTGGAAATCTAAATGACGATGTCGATGCATGGTGGAAAGAGATATTTCAACCAGGAGGCACATATGATGAGAACGGAGGGCTTGTAACTAGCCCTGAAGATGATCCTGATTCTGAAGATGATGACGACGATGATGATGGCCTTGCTGCAGATCCTGATCTTTTTGGTGGTAGTGAGCCTACTGATCCTGGGCCTCCTATAACAGGCGGACCTAATCCACCTTCAGTGGGTGGGGATGATGGGGGAGGTACTTTTGGCACAGACCCTAATACTGGTGAGCCTCAAACAGGTGGTCCCCAGCCACCTGGAGGCGATGGAGGTGGTGGTGACGGAGCTACTGATGATGGCACTGACACTGGTGGTGGCGGCGATGATACTGGCGGTGGTGGTGGCGGTAGTGATGGCGGCGGCGGAGGCGGCGATGGTGGTGGAGATGGCACTGGCGGTGATGATGGCTCTGGTGGCGATGGTTCCGGTGGTGAAGGTGAGGGTGGTGATGGCTCTGGCAGTGGCAGCGGTGGTGAAGGTAGCGGCGATGGTCTAGGTGGAGATGATTTAGAATTTGATCCAGACAAGCTATCTGTAAATTTACCTTTTGTTGTTCCAGATCTTTATGATGTTCCTCAACAGCGTGGAATGTTTTTATCACAAATTGGACAGCCAGACTCTATTTTAATGTTGGATGATTTTTTTGTAAGACAAATGAATCGTAAAGGCGGAATGTTGGTATGACGTATTTGAACTTAGTTAATAATGTGTTGCGTCGATTGCGCGAAGATACCGTTACCACTGTATCAAATAATACCTATAGCACTATGGTTGGTGATTTTGTCAACGATGCTAAGGAGATTGTTGAGTCAGCTTGGGATTGGTCAGCACTACGAACAACATCAGGATCTCCACTTACGATTACAACATCCGCTGGAGACTTTACTTATTCACTTACCGGTAGCGGCGATAAAGGCAAGGTGTTAAACCTTATCAATGATACGTCAAATCTTATGATGGAGTATCAAACGCAAAATTGGTTTGATGATAAGTTTTTGATTCAAAATCCAGCATCTGGTGCACCTGAGTACTACACCTATAATGGTGTTGATACCAATGGCGATACTCAGATTGATGTTTATCCCAAGCCAGATGGTGTTTATTCTCTTAAGTCAAGAATTGTTATTCGCAAAACAACGCTTACGGATGATAGTGATACCTTAGCTATACCTAGCACCCCCGTGATTCATTTGGCTGTAGCTTTGCTTGCAAGAGAGCGTGGTGAAACTGGTGGAACCTCTACAGCAGAATATTTTTCTATTGCTGATAAGTATCTTTCTGATGCTGTTGCACTGGATGCTCAAAAGCACCCTGAAGAAACAATTTTCTATACACCATAGGAGTAGTCGTGGCATTACCGTTACAAAGCATTGACCTGATTGCTCCTGGGTTTAAGGGATTAAACACGGAGGATTCGCCTCTAGCACAGGATCCTGCATTTGCAGAGGTTGCTGATAATGCTGTGATTGACAAGCGTGGTCGAATAGCATCTCGAAAGGGTATCAATGTTCTTACAACAAACAAAACCGTCTTAGGAGCTGATTATTTACATAGGGTTCATCAGTTTTATGATGATTCTGGCAATGAAGTAATTTTTAGCACTGGTAATAATAAAATAATGACCGGCACAACCACGCTGGTTGATGTAACTCCTACCTCATACACAATAAATGCTAATAACTGGAAGATTGTCAACTTTAACAACAAAGCATATTTTTTCCAGAGAGGTTTGGAGCCACTTGTTTATGACAACGCAACTGGGTTGCGGACATTTGGCACAGTTACTGGCACAACAACACCAGCTACTCTTAAGTGCAATGAGGCCATAGCATCTTTTGGACGCTTGTGGATAGCGGATAATGCATCTGAATCTCAAACAGTGTATTGGTCTGATTTGCTGGATGGGGTTGACTTTACTGGTGGCTCAAGCGGTTCCATAAACGTATCGAAGGCTTGGCCTGATGGACATGATGTTATTGTTGGTCTTGTTGCCCACAATAATCTGCTTGTTATTTTTGGTGAGCATAGCCTTTTGGTTTATCAGAACGCTGATACTCCTGCCGTAATGAGCTTGGCTGATACTGTTTCTGGCATTGGCGGCATTGACAGAGGCTCAATACAGTCAATGGGTACAGATGTATTGTTTTTGTCTGATTCTGGCTTACGAAGCCTTGGTAGAACGATACAAGAAAAATCATTGCCACTGTCTGATTTAAGCAAAAATGTAAAAACAGACTTGATTGTCCTCGTTACTGGTGAAACAGACCCAATTCAATCTATATACAGCCCTGAAAACTCATTCTATTTACTTTGTTTTCCAAGCCAGCAAACTGTGCTGTGCTTTGATCTTAAGATTAAGCTAGAAAACAATGCTTACAGGGTTACCAGATGGACATCTGTTAAGCATAAATCGTTTGCAAGGGACAAGGATGGCACACTCTATATAGGGTCTACAGATGGAGTAGGCAAATATGATGGGTATAAAGACAATACTTCCCCATATCAATTTAGATATACAAGTCCTGGCCTTACATTTGGCAGCCCCAGTAGAACAAAGCTTGTAAAAAAGATCAGACCTACGTTGGTTGGGTTAAATGATGGTACGGTGTTTGTTAAATGGGCATATGACTTTAGCACCGCATTTACAAACTACGAGATTAACATTGGAGATCAAAATCCAGCATTTTTTGGCACGAGCGAATATGGTGTTGGTACGTTTACTGGGGGTTTGTTAGTAACAAGAACGTCTGTGCAAGGCAGTGGTAATGGTGCTGTCGTAAGCATAGGGCTTGAATCAAGCATCAATGGTGCTGTTTTATCAATACAGGAAATTAACGTGTTAGCGTTGGTGGGCAAAACAATATGAGCAATTACAGCAAGACAACAAACTTTGGTGCTAAGGATACATTGCCCTCTGGCGACAGCGCCAAGATTATTCGGGGTAGCGAGTTTGATACGGAGTTTGATGCAATAGCTGTTGCATCTGCAACAAAGGCCGATCTTGCTTCGCCTACATTTACGGGAACCGTAACGGTGCCAAACCTGTCAATTACAGGCAACTTGGTTGCCAACATAGGAAGCTCTGATACCGTCACGATTGATGGAGGAACATACTAATGTCTATCTTTAGTGACATTGCTGGATTAGCAGCAATAAATGCAGCCTACCAAAAACTAGGCAATATTGGATCACAGGTTTATTCTGATGCAAATGCACTAGCTGGAACTCTTGAAGCTAAATCTGCTTTTAAACCATTTACTGTTACAAGTGGTGTTACCAGATCGGATATAGATGTTGATCGTTTAGGAAATGTATCTTTAGATGTCGGGCCTATTGATACAGCCGCAGATATCCAAGATCGTCTTTTGAGTGAAGGCCTGTTTAATATTGGGCCTGCTTTTGGTGCAATGGATGTAGGCACACTTGGTAGTAATTTTCTTGATCGCTCTACTCGCGAGCTTAATCGGAATTTGCCAACCCTAAACATTACCAATCAGGTAGCCAGAGATAACTTAACAGCGGCCCGTGGTCTTCTTAGAGAAGCTGAAATGAGCCCTGCGGCAAGAGAGCAGGCTATTTTTGATCGCATTCGTGCGGCCCAATCTCCAGAAGAGGAACGACAGCGGTTACAGTTAGAAGAGCGCCTTGCTTCCCAGGGTAGGCTGGGTGTTTCAACCAACCTTTATGGTGGCACACCAGAGCAGTTGGCACTTGCTAAGGCGCAAGCAGAAGCACGAAACACTGCAATGATTCAGGCTATGGGTCAAGCTCAAGCTGAACGCGAGCTAGCTGGTCGTTTAGGTACTCAGTTTTCAACTACAGGTGCTGGTTTAGGGCGAGCGGCAGAGGATTTGATAACAGGTCGACAAGCGCGTGGGCTTCAATTAAGTCAGGCAGGGCTGGGGATGTTGAGCGGCCAGCAGGCGCTTGATACAGAGCAATTGAGAAGAGCTTTGGCGGCAACGCAGGGTGCATTTATTCCTCAGTCAGCAGCTCTTGACGTTCTTCAGGCGGGACTTACTGTTGGCGGCATGGCGCAACAGGCTCAACAGTTTGGCACTGGATTATTTGGTGAGTCTGCAGTTAGTGGGCTTGAAGGGCTACTTGCTTCTGCACAAGGGCAAGCCGATCTTCTTGGTGAGGTTGGTGCTGGTGTATTGGCCGCTGGTGCCGCTAGTGATGACAAATCGATTTTTGGTTTTTCTGACATCAGACTTAAAGAAAATGTGAAGTTTGTTGGCAGAAATCAACAAGGTTTTAATATTTATAAGTGGGATTGGAATGACAAAGCCAATCAGCTTGGGAAATTTGGATCTGATGTTGGGGTATTGGCTCAAGAGCTTCTTGAAACCCATCCTAAGCGAATACGCTTGCATGACAGCGGATATTATCAAGTTAACTATTCTGGTATTTGGAGATAAATTATGGCAATTCCAAGAACATCTTTGCCAAATTTACGTTTAAGTTCTGGTTTATTAAGCGGTCTTGCTCGACCTGGGTTTTCTGACGATGTAGGTAGCGCGCTTGGTCAGGCCATGCTTGGCCCTCAGAATCGAAGGAAAGAGCGAGAAAAGCTTGAGGCGATAACCGGAATCGCAACAGCAACAAATGCGGGTGTTGCGGCCTCTCAAATGTCCGATCTTGCTGGATTAAATCAAAGCATATCTGATTT